TGGTGCCGGCAAAAGCGGGAGCGGAAAGCCCGAGCCCACTGGCGTTGTGACGGCGCTGGAAAAAGAGACAGGCACACCGCAGATAATTGCTTACGCGGGAACCGAGCCAACCTATAAAGAACTGACCACGGCAAGAAGCAAGATTAAGAGCGGATATTCAGCCGGTCTTGCCATCTATGCCAATTCCACAACGATTTGGACCAAACTTGCTAACGTGCTGGATGCTAACAATAGGCCGCTGTTTATGCCCGATCCAGCAGCAGGCGGCTTGTACCGCGTACTGGGGATGCTGGTGAAGGAAGATGACTCCATGAAAGACGGGGAAATCCTGATATCCAATCCTGGAATGGGGTACGCCATGAACATCAACAAGGAGATGACCATGCTGCCGGAAGAACATGTGAAGGACAGAAAAACGGATTACTGCGGATATGCTATCGCCGACGGAAATGCGACGACAACTAAGGCGCACGCGCTATTAAAACCAAAGGCGGGGGAATAAGGAGCCGTACGGTGCCGGCGGGAAACAATAGCGCCGTATATGATGATGACTATACAGCCGCGCAGTTAAAGGCGGCAGCCAAAGAGCAGGGAATCAGCGGTTACGGCAGCATGAGCAAGGCAAGGCTTCTGGAGGTGCTGAACAATGGAAACTAATCTGATACAGGAATTAAAAAGGATTATACGCACAAAGTCTAAGGATGCCGAAGGAGAACTGAAAGGCCTTGTCGAGTCATGCAGAAAGGAACTGGAGATTGCCGGCGTATATGGAAGCGAAGAAGATCCGGCATATCGGCAGGCTATACGCCTGTACTGCAAGGGGCATTATGGATATGATGCGGACGCGGAAAGGTTCCGGGAAGCATTTGGTTCTTTGCGTGACGCAATGGCCCTGTCTGGCGATTACAGAAAGGAGGATGGAAATGGAAGCAACGCTGGTATGGAGCAGTAAGGACAAGGACGCGGACGGATTCCCGATAGAAGAAGAGCACAGCATAGACATATACGTGAATGAGAAGTCGGTCACCCGTATGGAGTTCTACGAATCCATGCGCCGCGGTATAGACGTGAAGACAGTGCTGGAGGCCAGACAGGAGGATTTCGAACTGTCCGCACATGAAGAGGGCGGGAAGAAGTTCTATGCCAGGAAGGTGCTGTATGAAGGGCAGACCTATAACATCATCCGAACCTATAAGACTGGGAAGGCAAAGATCGAAATGATCTGCGGATAGGAGGCGCATATGTTTCAAGAAATGGGATTCGACGAGTTTACCAGGGAATTAGAGAGATTGGGGAATCTGGACCAAATAGCGCCCGAACTGCTAGAATCAGCCGCGCCAATTCTTGAAAACGCCCTGAAAGAACAGGTACGGAAGGAAGCCGACAGGGGATTCGCAACAGGAAGCCTTGAAGCATCGATCAAGTCGAATAAGCCGGGAAGAAACCAGCAGGGCCATTATGTATCCGTAACAGCAAAAGGAAAGGACGGAAAAGGAGTAAGGAACAATGACAAACTAGCGTATCTGGAGTTTGGGACGTCAAAACAGCAGGCCAGGCCTGTGGTATCGAAGGCAGTAAGAGAGGCAGAGGGGGAGTGCGTGGAAGCGATGCAGAAGAAGTTTGGCGAGGTGACAAAATGAGCGTAAATCAAAAGATAGAGTCCGCACTAAACGGAATAACAAAGAACATATGGCCGCTCTGCTGTCCGGATGAACATTCCCCGGATGTCTATATCGTATATAATCCTGAAATAGAGATGCCAGGATATCATGCAGACGATACGGACATGGAGTGGGTACAGTATATGCAAATTCACCTGTTCGTAAAAGGAAATTACATAGGACTCAGAAGAAAAATAAGAGCTAGCCTGAGAGAAGCGGATTTTACGGTTACAGACATTGATACCACGTATGAAAAAGATACGGGATATAGCCACCTGTGCTTTGGCTGTTACATTGAGGAGGAATAACAATGGCATATATAGGACTCGCAAGGCCGATTATAGCGCAATTATCTGAGCAGGGATATATAGGAGGAGTGAGATTCGGAAAGGCGATAAAAATCGAAATATCGCCTAACTATGAGGATATAAGCGACTATCTGGATATTAATGATCTGGAAGAGGAGGAAATGTTCTCGTACGCCGACGTAAAACTCGAAATAAGCGAGATACCAGCAGAATTAGAAAGCGCGGTATTTGGGCATGAGAGTTCCAGAGACGAGGTGGTTTCGAGGGACACGGACATATCCGGCTATGTCGGCATAGGAATGAGAAGCAGGGAAGTAGAGGGCGGGAAAACAAGATATGTGGCAATATGGCTCTACAAGGTGAAATTTAGCGAGGATGGACAGGAGCATAGCACGAAAAAAGATTCGATCGATTATGAAACACAGTCCATAACCGGACGGGCGATCCCTCTGGATAATGGAAAATGGAGAATCAAGAAACTATTTGACACAAAATATGAAGCGGATTCATGGCTTGATAAAATGGCCGGAATCACAGAAGAAAGAGAGGAAAGACAATGGCATATGTAGGTTTTAGGAAACCGATAATCGGAAAAATGACAAAGGATACGCCGGAATATTCGGCGCCATATGCACTAGGAAAGGCAATCGGGCTGCAGATCACTCCGAGCTATGCGGAAGGGAGCCTTAATGCAGATGATATCCAGGCGGAATATGACAAGGAGTTCAATTACGCCGAAGTGACGCTTAATACAAGCACAATCCCAATCCAGGCGCATAATGATATGTTTGGGCATGAAGTTGGAGAGGACGAAAAAACAGTAACATTCAATACGAACGACCAGGCTAGTTATGTCGGTATGGGATGGGTATCCGTGGAAAAAGTTGACGGGGTACGTTCATTCATCGGAAACTTCCTTCATAAAGTAAAGTTTTCCGAACCATCCGAGGATTATACGACCAAGGGAGACTCGATCGAGTATAAGACGCCGTCTATAACCGGACGGGCAATGGCGCTAGAGGACGGAAAATGGAAGGATACGAAGATTTGCGCTACAGAGGCAGAAGCAAATGAATGGGTAGCTGGAAAGTTTAAGGCGGCTCAGCCAGCCCAGAACGGATAAGGAGGAGACTGACAATGTTTGAAGGACTAAATTATATTGAACTTTCAGGGAACAGTTATCCATATAAATGCGATATGCTGGTTTTGGAGAAAATTCAGGAGGAATATCAGGACCTATCGGCATTTGAAAACGCGCTTAGTGGATTTGTGCCGGAAAAAAATGAGGATGGAAGCTATAAAAGAAATGAAGAGGGGTATCTGATTGGGACATACGAAATTCCGAATCTAAAGATCCTAAAGAAGGCATTGTGCTGGATGGTTGCAGAAGGGCTTGCGATCGAAAGAGAGGAGAACGGGGAAGACGAGCCGCAGATCACGGAACGCGAACTGATGCGGAGGGTGGACATGTCCCCTATGGAACTGGGGAAGATCCTGCAGGAAGAGTTCGGAAGATGCTTTAAAAGAAAAAACGAAAAGACCACGCAGAGCAGGAAGAAGGAGACGAAGAAGGCGGAATAAACTTTGCGTGGGTCGTATATGTAGGCATGCAGATGGGATATCGAGAAAGGGAAGTCGCGCATATGTATTTTGGGAAGTGGGCAGATATGTTCGAGGAATTCAAGCGAATGCATAATATTCGCATGAGAAGAATGGTCTTTGAAGAGAAGAAAGTCATGTCAATGCTGGATTTATAACTTGCGATATGATATGATAGAGATAATAAAAAGAAGGAGGGATAAGCATGAAAAAAACACAATATCCAAGCGTGCTTGGAAGAATCCTGGCCTTCTATGCAAATCGGCACCCATATGTATCCGTAGGATTAGGAGTATGGGCTATTGGATGCATTGCAATCTCTATTAAGACTATGTCATTATTAGGATTGGCCTTAATTATGGCAGCAGTCATCCTGCTGGCAGCCATACATGCACTGCGCGTATTCTTGGAAGACCTTGGGAGCAGAACCATGAAGGAAAAACGGAGGTTGAGGAAGGAAATAAGAAGGCAGCAGTTATTGAATTATTTAAAAGAATAGAAGCATATACCGAAAGGCCATCTGGAAACAGAT